GATTTCCTGTTTCTTAATGCCTTTTGAGTTCTTATTAAATAATACTTCTTCGATAATAAGTGGTATGGAAGACTTACCTTGTCCATTTGTCCCAACGAGCTGGGTAAGGTTACTATCATTAAGGTGCAGAGTATTGTCTTTCCCATAACTGAAGCAATTATCCCATCGTAGCGTTTTTAGAGTAATCATTAAACACTCCCATTATTTGTTTAATCTTGTTATCATTTAGATTTAGTATAGCACTCATATACTCTACTAACTCTTCTTCTATTGTCATTTCTTTCAGATTAAGTGTAGCTTCTGTACTTCGTTTTACTACTTTCTTATCGAGTAGTTCGGAGTTCTTGATGTTTGCCAAGTCAGCTACATCTCCTTCAATCTCATAAATGGTGTGATGAAAGTCAGACGCTATCATTTCACTCTCATTATCCACAGTCTTACGAAGAAGCTGTGGTAGGTCAAAAGTGTCCCACGTCCAACTGTTATCATCATGTATAATCAGAAATCCTGTAGTGACCAAATCTCTATGAAAAGATGTAGTCATAGGACTTCCCGGATAGACTATATTTCTCTGCGTATTGGAGTGGCTATGTAGGTCACCCGCAAAAACTACAGGAAAGGGATTAAATCTATCCAAGTCCACCTCTGGAGTTACATGAGGAGGTATTTCTCCTCTTACATGAGTATACAGAGGTTTGTTGGGATTGCATTTTTCTATTGAATCTTTCTTGTGCAAGTCTGCATATGGAAGTATTGTACCCCAATCATATTCAGTAGTTTCATCTACAACCTCAACTAAAGGATTTACAGCATATGTGGCTCTCTTAAGATTAGAGAAGAAAGTTTTATTTTTCTTTGTTGCTTCATGGTTACCATCAAATATAATTGTTGGTATATTAACGCCTCTTACAAAATCAAAGTAAAGTGTAAGTTCGTCCATCGAAGGTGTTCTATCAAATAAATCTCCTCCAATGATATGCATTTCAAAATTAGGCTCTAATTCCATGAGAGCTTCGAAGAAAAGTTTGTATCTAGTACAAGCCCACGGAAGTGGTACATTCTTCTGTCCTAATTTAATGTGCCAATCTGCTGTAAATAAAATCATGCTACGAAGTCGTCCTCTGGTTGCCAAGCACACCCGGTGAGTCCACCTGATTTAAGTGCTTGTAAAGTTCTAAGGATTTCTTCAGCGTTTCTGCCTGTATCTAGTGCATTAACTGATACATGTTGTATTACTCCATCGGGGTCAATTATGTAGGTTGCTCTGAGACATACATTTTCTTCTGGGTCTACTATACCCAATTTACTAGAAAGTTTTAGTCCACAATCAGCTGCAAGAATATGTTTAAGATTTCTTATTCTGCCATCAGCAGTTTTCCATGCAATCTTACAAAATTCATTGTCCCCACTAACTCCTATAACATCTGCTTCTCCTACTAATTTATCCATAGCGGTTATTTCAGTAGGGCAAATAAACGTAAAGTCTTTGGGGTAGAAATACATAACAGTCCACTCTTCGGGTGCTAGCATTTCTATATTCATTATGCTGTTATCAAGGTCTACGCCTGTTAACGACATATTTGGAAATTCTTCTCCTACTCCTATCATAATTTTCTCCTAACTAATACTGAACTCACTATCCACATCTGATGGTGCTTCAGCAGCATCAGCAGGTTGAGTTACTCTTTGCAGTAACTCTAATTGAGCATCTGCAGTTGGTCTTGGAAGAACGTCGTCCATTGAACGAATATCAGCTATAGAAGCCTGTTCTTCTTCGGTTAAAGGTCTTTGCTTACATTTGAGAGCTTGTAATCTATACTCTACATTGAAAGCCATAGGCCCAGTTTTAACTCTTTGGAAACAAACGTCCCAACCTGTTTCAGGGTCGGTCGGATCGCCTAAATCTTCAGCGGCAACCATTATTTGTTCCATGAGTTTTTTCTTAAGGTTGACAACTTTAACATTGCCATCAGCTGGGTCAATAGCTTGAATTGCATATGCCCAACCACATTTTAGGTCAGGAAAGAACTCTCTTACATAGTCCTTTTCCTTGTTGTTGAAAGTTTCTGTATCTCTATCGAAAGCAAGACACTCCATAGGAATGTTCTTATTGTTTTCGCCTTTAATCCAGTAAACATATCTAGGCAGTATATCTCCCACTAAACGAAACTTGTTGTCTCCTTCTTTGTAGGTATACTGGTCTATCTTTTCTTTTTTAGCAGACCCTTGAGCCTGATTAAATTTTATTGCCATTATTTTCTCCAATTAGCGTTATCTTCAAACTTAAAGTGTACTAGACCATCTTTAATCTGAAGCAGTCTGTTGCGATTTACTATCGTTGTGTCAACAGGCAAGTGTAGCAACTCTAGTGTTGTCTTGCCTGATTGCATAAATTCAAAGTAATTACGGTATGAAGCAACTGCGATATACTCGGCAGCTTCTTGATTACTGTAATATCTTCTTTGTACCAGCAGCTCTCGTGGATTACACAGAAAGCTATCCCCGAGAAAACTTTTCCCAAAGTACTTGTATGTTTTATCCTTTCGGCTGGCTGGGATTCTCTTATAAGTTAAGAGGTGAATAATAGTGAGAATTGAAACACTATCGCCTTTCGCTTCTCTAAATATCTTTTCCCAATTATATTTTATCATATATTATAACAAATTTTGAAACTCGTGTCAAGTAATATTTTTCGGAGGTGCTTACAGGGTTGATATCTCATAGCCCTGCTTAATATAGTAGCCTAGTCGTTGACCAGCCTGTCTCTTTGCTGTTTTTCCAATTAAATTAATATCCACTATTACGGGTTGTTGTTTATCTTCATAATCTCTAATTACTCTTCCAATGAGCTGTGTAAGTAACGGCTCGTTATTCACTGGTGTTGCCAATACCAAACAGCTTAGAACATTTAAAGATATACCTTCTGAGAATATTGATTGTGTCCCATACAGTATGTCTTTGTCGTTATAAATCTGTTTAAGTATTTCTGGTCTTTCTTCATGTGGTATATCTCCTGTTACATAAACTGCATTATCACCAGTGAGCTTGGCACAGTTTTTTAGGAAATCTACTCTATCAGATACCACTAACACTTTATGACCTTTGGCGGCATATGATGCAGCAGCCATTGCCACAGAATGTTGGTATTCTGGGTTATAGGCTAATTCATTTATTCGATTAGCCCAAGGGATTGATGTTCCGTCAATAAACCTTATCGGCAGTTGTAGGATATCAATTTTTGGCACCATAAAGTTTTCCTTTGGTGGTTTAAAGACATTGTCTCCAAAATAATCTCTAAAGACAACATGTTTACCATCTTTTCTCTGTAAAGTGCCTGTAAGTCCTATCTTATATCTAGCGCAGGACTTATCAATAATTCGTGAGAATGTTGGTGACGATACGTGATGCATTTCATCTAAGATGATTGTCCCAAATTCTTGTCTCAACTCTTTAATTTTTTTATACAAAGATTGTATATTACCTACTACAATGGGAGGCGAAATTTTGAAATTTCCACTACCAATTATTCCTGGTTCAAAACCAAAGACTTTCTTTACTTCATTTTCCCACTGCTTCCGCAAAGGGACGGTATGTGTAACTACAAGTGTCTTTTGACCAAGCTTTCCAGCTATTGCTAAAGCTGTAAATGTCTTTCCCCAACTGACCCAAGCGTTTATTATTGCACTATCTTTTACTTCGTCATATACTAACTGCTGACTTTCTCTTAGTTCAAATGCAAATTTAGGAAACTCTACAGGTTTCTCAGTTCGTTTATCAACTACTTCGTAGTCATTAGGTATTAAATCCTGTCTACCTATGGGTATAGCCACCATGCCAGGTCTAATTAATGCCATATTTTTTATTATAAAAGGCGGATCATTAAACTTAAAAGATGGAATAGCATATGTTAATTCATCATCAATCTTCTTCTGCGTATGCGGAAGAACTTCCATGTATATTCTATCGCTAAGTACAGCTTTCATTTAATCCAACCAACTATTATATTTGCCATAATAAAGAAAGCACATATAACATTTATTCCTACTAGAATTGTTCTTGCTATTGCTACAACATCATCATATTCTGCAGTTTGTTCGTCTGAAAAGCTACCGATTGCATACTTCCAAATTGTCCAAAACTTTTTCATTTTATCCAATGGAGTCCTTGCAACTCTTTTATATCACTCCATACAAACCATGCATAGTCTATTGAATCTGTGCCTTTACCTGTAAATGAGGGTCTTTTACTTAATATATACAATCCATCAGGTGGAAACTGATTCCAAAAAGGATATCTTGCTTGTGACCCCAAGAAATTTATTCGTAATAACATCATTACTGTTGGAGCCATTGTCATACTATGCTCAATAAATTCTTGCGCCAAACTAAATGGAGGGTTAGTAAAAACTAAATCATACTCTCCATCATGATCAAAAAAGTCTTTTCCTTTCTGTATTTCACACCAATCTGTTTGTACTCCTTTATTTTGCAGAAAATTTAATATTCTATCATCACCAGAACAAGGTTCTAGTGCAGTCTTAAATTGACTCCAATCTATAGGTAAATGTTCATAACACCATTCTGGCGTTTGATAATAATCGTATTTGTGTCTCATCTTCTATGTTTCCTTTCTCTTGCTAGTTTTTTATTATCTACTATATCCATATCTACAAATCCTTCTTCTATTAAAAGGGAAATCATGGCAAGCACATCTCCTACTTCTTCAGATAAGCATTGTTTTTCAAACTTACCTCCGTTGTGCCTGTAAACTTTAGAACAAGCTTGTATTAGTTCTCCACACTCTTCCATTGTTACAATTAATAAGAAGGGGTCTATATTTTTCGCCACGAGTCTTTCTCCTTTTTGTTAGATGTAGCATACAAAACCCAAGGCATGCCTTGTCTATAAAGTATGCCTGCCCAAGTTTCTGTATCTTTCAAAGGTCTATCTAGTGTAAAAGGAAAAGGGCAATCCTTTATCCAAAGTATACTAGCTACTCCTTTCTTATCAGTTCTTAATATCTTATGATATTTTAGTTGTGTTGTTATTGTTTTTTCTTTTGTAAATACATATCCTGTTGTATCGATATAGTGACTGCCCTTATGTCGAAGAAGGGCAGGTATATCTTTTATCATATACTTCAAAGGATATATACTATTCATGGGAGACTGTAGTCTTCGTATGCCTAGTGTTTCTCCTTTCATGTTTGTATCGTCAAGTACTTTGTTTTCAATCCAAAGTAATCCATCTGACAACACTACATCATCAGTATGGATTGTAAAAACGGGAAATGTTATCCTATCGTATATCATACTTGGCTTCAAACTTGCCAAGAGAGTAATCATCATGCACATCAAAATCACACCCTACAGGGCAGCCTGGAATACTAAATCCTCTATCTTGTTGCACAAAACTTTGTAGTTTTTCAGAATATAACTCTATTTCATTCTCAGGAACTTCTGCTAGAATAGAATCATGAACGAGTGCAAATATTTTTGATTGCATTTCCGCTTTTTTGATATAATAGTTCATATCTATAGCACCCAATAAGTTAATATCAGAAGCTACTGATTGAACTAAAAAGTTCATACCAGACCTAACTTCATGTCCTTGTATTCCCTGATTATCAGATTTTACATTCGGTAATCTTCTTTTTCTACCAAGAGCAGAATATATAAATCCATTGTCCATAATAAATCTACTAGAAGTATCTATCCATTTCTTTAACTTGTGAAACTGTCTGAAATAATCATCAATAACTTCTTGTGCTTGTTGCTTACTGAAATAACTACCAGAATCTCCAGTCACTTGCTGAGAAA